ATTAAAAGACTGGTTGAATAGTATCAACTACACAAAAAAAGATATCATGGTCGATGATTATGAGGAGAAGAAGTATCCTGCATACATCATCAATAAATGTCTATCGGCCCATACTGATTGTTTGTTTTATGTAAATGAACTTAACCGCCTACACCACTTGGACAAACGTCTCCAGAATGACTTTTTACTAAATAGTATAGGAAAACGGAAACGATTTGCTAAATGGTTACGTTCATCTAAAGTCAAAAACCTTGACTTGATTAAACAGTATTATGGCTACAGCAATGAGAAGGCTAAACAGGCTCTCGACATTCTTACTGCTGAAGATATTGAAACAATAAAAATAAAAATGAATAAAGGCGGTAAACATGGAAGAAATGGAGTGGACCCCTGACCTTATGTTGGAAGTTAGACTCACCGAGTCTGATGACTTCCTCAAAGTAAGAGAGACATTATCCCGCATTGGTGTTGCTTCTAGAAAAGAACGAAAGTTATATCAATCTTGTCACATACTGCATAAGCAAGGACGTTATTTTATAGTTCACTTCAAAGAACTATTTGCTCTAGACGGTAAACCAACAAACATATCTATCAACGATGTAGAACGTAGAAATACTATTGCAGGTCTATTATCCGATTGGGGATTAGTAGAAATTGTTGGAGACAGTGAGCCAAGAGCCCCCCTAAGTCAAATTAAGGTGCTATCATATAGAGAAAAAGATAGTTGGATTCTAGAGACTAAATACAATATCGGAAACAAGAAAAAAGTTGAATAAAATGGAGTTTATATTATGAGTGTTATGATGATGAGAATGAAAAGCGGTGAAGATGTTGTTGCCGATATTACAGAAAAAGAAGATACGGTTGTATTGAAAAATCCTGCTGTACTTATGCCAATGCGTGATGCAGGTGCCGGCAATATGCAGATGGGATTTGGACCTTGGATTCCTTTATCTGCTAGTCAGAGTCCCGAGGTTGAGATATCCCGTGAGCATATTCTTTTTATTATTGAACCCAATTCAGATGTGGCAAATAACTACCGGCAAGCCTTTGGTTCCGGCGTTGTTGTGCCAGAGACTACGACAAAACAAATCCTGACTTGATCTTGACTTATTATTCATTACCTGATATAATAAGTGTATGACAGGAACATTTTACAAGAACGTAATCCAGAAAGGTAACCAACTGCTCGTCCGGGCAGTCGATAAAGGTAAGCCTGTTCAGTTTAAAGTACAACCCAAACCGACATTCTTTGTTCGGTCGAAGAAAGGTTGTGCTTGGAAAACTCTGAAGGGTCAGAACGTACAACCAGTTCAGTTAGGTTCAATCTCTGAGGCCAGAGAGTTTCTTGGTCAGTACCAAGATCAACCTGACTTGGTTCATGGTATGGAACGATATCCCTATGTCTGGATTGCAGACAACTATGAAGGGTTCATTGATTGGGATCCTGCCAAGATTTTGATTCTCACAATCGACATCGAGGTTGCCAGTGAAAATGGTTTCCCTGATCCGACTGTTGCAGAAGAAGAAGTATTATCCATCACAGTAAAGAACCATCGTACCAAGAAGGTTATGGTGTGGGGTATCTACAACTATGAAAACTCCCGTGATGATGTAGAGTACATTCATTGCATTGATGAACGTCAGATGCTTGAGGAGTTTGTTGCGTTTATGGTTGAAGTTCAGCCAGACGTTATCACAGGTTGGAACACAACCTTCTTTGATATTCCTTATCTTTCGCTTCGTATTACACGACTGTTTGGTGACAAGATGCGAAACAATATGTCACCATGGAATATGGTCACAGAAGAAAAGACTACAACCTTCGGCCGTGAACAAATCAAATACAACATTTGGGGTGTTGCCAACCTAGACTATCTTGACCTATATCGTAAGTTTACATACAAGAACCAAGAGTCATATCGTCTTGACTACATTGCAGGTGTAGAACTCGGAGCACAGAAAGACGAGAATCCATACGAGACATACAAAGAATGGTACACCAACGACTATCAATCGTTCATTGATTACAATATCAAAGACGTTGAGTTGGTCGATGCGTTAGAAGATAAGATGAAACTTATCGAACTGGCATTGACTATGGCCTATGAGGCAAAGGTAAACTACATGGATGTATTCTCACAGGTTCGTATGTGGGATGTGACTATCTATAACTATCTGCGTGATAAAGACATCGTGGTACCGCAACGAGACACAAGTTCCAAAGGTTCTCGATATGAAGGTGCCTATGTCAAAGAACCACAGACTGGTGGCCACAACTGGGTTATGTCGTTTGACCTCAACAGTCTGTATCCGCATTTGATTATGCAGTACAACATATCACCAGAGACTTTGATTGGTCAGAGATTCCCAGAGGCTATCTCTGTCGATAAACTATTGAACCAAGAAGTTCAGACAGAAGTTCTTGGTGACAAACTAACAGTCACACCAAATGCTGCCTGTTTCAGAAAAGACATTCGTGGGTTTCTACCTGACCTTATGGAGACAATGTATGGTGACCGCGTGAAGTTCAAGAAGTATTCTTTGGAAGCAAAACAGAGATATCAAGATACTAAAGATAAAAAGTATCTCAACGAAATCTCTAAATATAACAACATACAGATGGCGAGAAAGATTGCACTGAACAGTGCTTATGGTGCAGTCGGCAATCAGTATTTTAGATATTACGATGAACGATTGGCAACTGCAATTACAACGGCAGGTCAGCTGAGCATCAGGTGGATTGAGAACAAGGTAAATGAATACCTCAACAGAATACTACAGACAGAGAATCAAGACTACATTATCGCGTCAGATACAGATTCCATTTATGTTACTTTTGACGAATTGGTACGCAAATCTTTTGGCGACAGAGATGATGTACCAACAGAAAAAGTTGTCAACTTCTTGGATCAAATCGCCAAGAATAAAATTGAACCTTATATTACTAACTGCTATCAGGACCTTGCAGATTATGTAAGAGCATACGAGCAGAAGATGGAGATGGCTCGTGAGGTGATTGCTGATAAAGGTATCTGGACTGCAAAGAAAAGATACATTCTCAATGTGTATGACAGTGAAGGTGTGCGGTTCGCAGAACCAGAACTCAAGATCATGGGTATTGAGGCAGTCAAGTCCTCAACACCAGAACCCTGTCGTGATAAGATTAAAGAAGCATTAAGAGTCATTATCAACGAGGATGAACAGGCACTAAATACATTTATTCAGTCATTCCGCAAAGAGTTTATGAAGATGGATCCAGAACGTATTGCGTTCCCAAGATCATGCAACGGACTCAAGAAGTGGGGTGATAGGTCATCGGTCTATAAGAAAGGCACACCGATGCACATCAAAGGTTCATTGATGTATAACTACCTACTCAACAAGGAAAAAGTAACACATAAGTATCCCCTTATTCAAGAAGGTGAGAAGATAAAGTTTATTCAGTTGAGAACACCCAACAAAATTCAAACCAATGTCATTTCGTTCATGGGTCAACTACCTAGAGAGTTTAACTTGATTGACATGGTAGATTATGATATAATGTTTCTAAAGAGTTTTGTTGAACCTATGACATTTATTCTTGACCAGATTGGCTGGCAAGTCGATAGGTCGTGGGGCACACAGAGAACACTTGAAGGATTATTCGGATGAAGTACACACCATACTATATGAAAGATGTTCATGCTGGTGAGGCACAAGAGAAGTTCACAGTCATTTCTACCTTTGCAGGTGGAGGTGGTTCGTCTACTGGTTATCGTTTGGCAGGTGGCAAGATACTTGCTATTAATGAGTTTGTAAAAGAGGCAAGAGAAACCTATTCAGCAAACTATCCAACGACACCTATTATGCCAGATGACATAAAAGAACTTACTGGTAAAGATATTATGCAAGTTGCAGGTATCAGTGAAGGTGAACTTGATCTGTTAGATGGTTCCCCTCCATGTTCTGCGTTCAGTGTTGCTGGTCGTGGATTTACACATCACGGCGGCAGTCACAAGGCAGGGTATGGTAAGAGTAAACACTATTCAGATGAACAGTCAGTATCAAATATTGAGGACTTGTTCTTTGAGTTTATTCGTGTTGCCAAAGACATTCAACCCAAGACAATCATTGCAGAGAACGTCAAGGGTCTAACGATTGGTGAGGCGAAAGAATACTTCAATATGATTAACAATGCCTTTGATGAACTAGGTTACGATGTATGTGCAAAGGTACTCAATTCCAAACACTACGGCGTCCCACAGGCCCGTGAGCGCACGATCTTTATTGGCGTGAGGAAAGACTTGACTCCAAAAGTTGGCCTCTCATTTATGAACATATTTACTGTGTTTCCATTTGAGAACCGAGAGGTTGTTACTCTTGGTGAAGGGGTCGAAGGTTTGGATTTAGATCAAGAAGAAATTGCTTGGCTCACTGAGAAGTGGACAGGCACAAAGTTTCATCAGGTAACTGGTATTTTATTCCCACAAGATCCAGAGAAAGTTATCAGTGGAGAAAATGTGGGAAAGAAGAATCTTCATTTCAGTTG